CATCTTCAGCGCCGTTGACTTCGATATCATCCAGTCCGCCGTCAGCGAACATCTTGCGTTTAGCCATGATCTTTGAAATCATGCTTCGATCGTCTCGGTCCATTTCCATGTCCGGTTCGTGAGCTTCTGGAGAGTGGCTTAAAGAGTCGCCAGCAACCATGTCTTCATCTTTTTCGTCTTTAGCCATGTCGATATCGGTCCTAGGAGCAGTTTTGAAGTCTTCTTCCTGTGCTCTAGGAGACTTTCTGATACCGTTCCTTCGTTTCAGAGCCCAAGCTACTGAAAGAGCTCCATCGATTCCTTTTGAATCTTTGGCGTTAGCTTTATCGGATTTTGGCATTTTTCTAATTAGGGACATGGTTTATTCCTGTTCTTGTTCGTTAAGATCTTGGGATTCTTCAGAAGAATCAGCTATTTCAAAGGCAGCTCGGATCGCTTGAGCTAAAGCTTTGGAGTCTCGGCTATGAAGTGCGCGAATCATGTCTTCAGCGACAGCTTCCATTGCGTGATCGCTTCCTGTGCTTTCGTCTTTCTCGCCATCTGGCTTTCTGGTCTGGACCATTAGACCAGTTTGCATTTTGTTCTTGTTGGCTAAAAAGGGAAGCGACATAGATAGGGTCTCCTATCTACGTTACGGTGTCCGTGTTTATTAAAAAACAGGTCAAATTTGATTAAAAATCGCCAAATTCTTTAGTTTTTTCAGCTTCTTTTGTGAAATGCTCGACTGCCAATTCAAATGCTTTAGATGCTTCTTCCTTAGCCCATTCAGGGGTGCCGTACTTAGGCTTAGGTTTAGTAGCCACAAAGGAATAGGCATAGGACTCTTTAAAAGCGTATAGGACGGAGTCAATGATATCTGAGTGATACCGGTCTGAGACTTTAATGCGATCCGGGGTCGATTTGTCTCTATCGATTTCTACAAGGAATGAATCTTGAGCGAATTGGGAGTCAGGCTTAGCCTTGAATCTACCGGTGCGTAGGAAGTCATTAAGTAAGGCTACGTTTTCCATCTTACGGGCCTTGTCGGCTGCCTGTAAGGGTAATTGATGTCGTCTTACAAGCTCCTCAGTAATCTTCTTACCTAGAGCTCCAGCATCGATTACCATCTTGGATATATCGTACTTATTTCTTAACAATTGGATACTTTCCATTAACCCAGTGATATCTTGTTTCCGTTTAAGAACTTCCTCAACCAAATAGATATTAGGGCTATGTTGACCCCAGGCTAATACAGCCAAGGCGTCAGCGTCGTTAAAACCGATATCTACACCTAGAATATAGGTAAACTTACCTGGTGGTAATTCTTCGAAGTTATTCTTTAGTTCATCGTAGTGTATTAATAGGGAATTGGTATCAACTACACACTCACCGAAGTACTCTCGTCTAATAGATGGATCTTCTTTATTCACACCACGGTCTTCTAGGACTTGTTGAAGCATCTGTTCGTGAGTTATGCCTGATTTCTTAATAATGAAAGGATTATTGAAAAAGGTCCAAGCGTGCTTACCAAACTTGTTTTCTTTATTAAAGGTCTCGTAGAAGTAACCATTAGGGACCGGTGGAGGGGTGCCTATTAAGCAGAGCTTACCGTTCCAGTCCATTAGAGCTGGTCTTAGTGCGTCGTTCACCAGGTCTTGGATATAAGCCCTAAATGATTGAGCTTCATCGATATAGACGACTTTAAGTGCCATACCTCGAAACTTCTCGATTTCAGATAAGTCTTTAGCACCGGAGAGGTAGATCATGGAGCCGTTTGGGAATGTGAAGGATAGTTCTGAGAGGTTTTCCTTACCTCTTAAATTATAGGTATCGTTAATCTTCTGTAATTCTTTCCAAATAATCTTTTTAGCATTACTTCTAGATAAAGTAATATAAAGGCAGACTACGTCTGGTGTTTCAATAGCCGTCTTAATCAAATCAGCTGCGCAGGCTATTGTCTTACCGGAGCGTCGAGAGCAGAGAGCAATCTTAGATCTAGAAGGATCTTCAACAAAAGCTCATTGCTCAGGGAATAAGAAATCAGAGAGCTTGAAAGCCTTGTCGTCTTTCTTCTGGGCTTTACGTGCAACTAATGCTTTCTTTAAGCTCTTATCTGTAATCATTTTAAACTCAACCTAAGTTTTTTTCTAATGGTGATTCTTTCTTCCCAAAGAGCTTTGCTCCATATAAGATCAGATACTGGATTCCACAGGTGTCTGTACTTGGGATATGACTCTGTAACTAATTGTTTATACAAGGCCTCTCTTTGCGATACTGTCCCAAGTTTTGTGATCAATAAGCGTTTAATTTTTTTAATCATTTCTTACTCTTTTTCACTAATCTTTCAAGCTCTTCATCAGACATATTGTCTAATAGCTCTTTTTCTTTCTTCTTAAGCTCATGAAGCATGGTCATACAGTCTTTTAATGACCCTATAATTTCTCTATCAACGTGGTTCTTCGTGATCTCGGTAGATAGGAATGAGATGCTCTTTTCAATGGCTCTTAGTCCCTGCTTCAGAAGATCATCAATTGATGCTTCAGAAGTAGGAGAAGGAGCCTGTGTTTCCACAGACCCCCCTGCTAGATTTCCAAACTCATCCGTGAGTTTTGTTGGAATCTTTTTACTCACTTATTTAGCCTTTGCCGTGCTTGGCGATAGGTATGCTTCTGCAAGAGTGAATACAACTAAGTTGGTATAAGGAACGATGGCGGTAGTCTTACCGG